AGAGAACTCAAATCTTGGAATTCGTAGCCACCGTAGTATGTTATCGCAACAAATTGCTACCGCAAATTACCTTGCAGGTTCAACTCGCGAACCAAAGGTAATGGCCGCAGCCTCGAAGCTGCATGTCGGAGTCATATCCTTCCGCGACGCTATCGCAGCGATCAAGGATGGGTCTGTCTCCCCCGAGAGAATCATTGCCTACAACGCGACTTCGGTCGTGCTGTCAGGCTGTCCTAGTGGAGTTGTTTTCCACGAGGACATAATGCGTGGTGATTACCCGTTCATAGGTATCGCCCCCGTAAGAATATACAAGAATACCCCCCCACACGTTTTGGAGGCTGCCCAAGAGCATCACCTCCTTGTTACAATGTGTGATTTCCGCAAATCTCATGCCGAAGCTGCTAGTTTTAGTGACCTTGGTTTGGCGATGATGCAAGGGAATTGCATTGGTGAAACCGTTGTGGGCGTTGGTCCTTCTGTTCGTCAAGCTCGTTTCTTTGATCACAACCTGGTGCCTAACAGCAACTCTGACGACATCGTCCACCATGTGGATGATTGCGTTCGGAGCTGTGGCTGCACTTTTGGTAAACCCTGTAAGCATTGCCCGGCACCTACGTCGAGCGGTGTCAAGTTCATCGCGAACCACAGTGGTTATTACATCAGCCCTGTTGACCAAGTGCGCCAACACGTGACCTATGCTCGGCAATTTGATTGCCCACTGAGCAAGCAAGAAACAATCTACCACCTTAACCAGTACTCTTCCCGCCACGGCAGTTGCGGCGAATCGAGTTTTTCTATAACTGGGGATCACGTTTACCAGAACGCAGGTGGAGATTTTGACGGATATGACCATCCTCTTGATAATCTTCAGCAGCATTTAACACCGCGAACTGTTGTTCGCCAAACTAACCTGTCATGGCGGAACTTAATCCCCGCCTTGTTGCTCCCGCGCCGCACTCGCAAAGTCGGCGCTTCGCTCATGTTCTTGTGCGGCCTATCCATGCTTGGGAAGATTTATCTTAACCGATTACCTCCAAAATACAAGACTGGAAAGACCTACAAGGCTTTGCATTCTATTTGTGGATTCTTCACATCGCTCAGATATTTCTGTGTGGTGCGTAAAGTCACAAAGGTGCATGCGAAGAGTAACTCAGTCCTCGTGAGTAGCCGTGTTGTGCGCGGCATCCATGAGAAATTCACCGTTCCTGTGCCAGCAGCCCCTGTTGGCGACGTCGTACCCGTGTCCTACCGGTTTGCCGGATTGGACCAGTATGTCAATGTGCCTCTTAGAGAGTTTCTTACACTTAAGGCCATTGGATGCCAAGTCGCCAAAGCTGATGACATGGAGAGGAGAATTATCCAACACTGGAACAAGAACAAGCTTGATCCCATCCCAGAGGAAGCAATGCGTTCACTCGCGTTGAGTCTTTACAAGCAAGGATACCGCGACAGTACTGATGCTGTCGAATGTCTGGCTAGCCCACCTGAACATTTGAAGTCTTTCGATTTCATGTGGGACAGCTTTAAGACGCGGATTCCTAGCTTATTGTGGTGGGGTCCCGGTACTAGACCGGGTCTCGTTCCTTCGGTATTTCGTGACAACCAGGAATCTGAGCTTTCTGGATTGCTCGGTCGGGTCCTCAAACGTCCACCACCAGTAGATGAAGGTGTGTGGGCTAAAGCAGGCCGCCACTTCGCCGAGAGCGTCGATTTTGACGACGAAGAGCCGTTACAACTCATGGATAAAGAGGACTACTACGACTGTTTACCTAGCAAGAGACGCGCCGACGCTGTCGCAACCTTCGAACGAATGGATTTGGAAGGCCGCGAAGTCGACGACATCATGCCAAGGTATAATGGATTCGTGAAAATTGAGAAAGGTGGAGACCGTATCGAATCGCAATGGAAGGATCCCCGTATTATTCAGGGCCCCGATCCGGAAACGAAGCACGTTTTGTCGCTTTGGTGCCGGCCATTCTCGAAATGGTTGAACTCCGTCTGCAATGGCAGTCCTGACTCCGCTAGAAGCGCAGTCAACAACGCGTTATACGCGAGTGGCCTAACACCTCTTGAAATGGGCGCCTGGAAGCAGGAGTGCGTTGATGCTGGATTCAACGCATTCGTGCTGGAAGTCGATTTCAGTCGTTGGGACAGTACTATCAGCTTGCAAGCGCTAGCCGAAGAATACAAAGTGTTCAAGGCCTTGCATTGCCCATCGGAAATCATCCGGTTGTTTCTCCGAACCAATAAGGGACGGGGGTCCACCCAGAATGGAATCCGTTACACCGTTGTCGGTGGTCGTCACTCCGGCGATGCTGACACGAGCTGTGGTAACTCACTACTTAACATTATGATCCACATCTACGCACTCGACCTCATCTGCGGACAAGGAAACTATCGTCTTGCCGTTCTCGGTGATGACATGGTTTGCTTCTTCAATGCTGAAGGCGCAGCCCGTTTCAATCGGGTGAAGTACGTGGAGATCATGCATCAAGCCGGACTCGTCCCCGAGATCCGCGAAGATGCCACCGTTGAAACAGCTTCTTTCTGTTCCCAATACTTCTACGCTTGTCATAACGACAAAACCAACGAAGACACTTTTTGCCTCGGCTCCAAGCCGGGGCGGGGCATATTTCGCTTCGGGTGGACTGATAATTCTATTCCTCCTACTGTTGAACAACAGCGTGGTGAATGTCTCTCTAAGTTCCCCGGGTGCTCTGTTGTGCCTGGTCTCTCTGTTGTTGTCGCTCGTACTCTGCAAACTATTGGTGACGGAGCCATCGAATACCCAAGATGGGTTGCATTCCTTCAAGACAATCTCAATGTGCCATCACCGGCCACACAGGTTGCTTATTTACATCCAACTGCTGATACGGATCTCATGTTGCGCCAGATTTACGGCTTGGGTTTTCAAGAACTCCAGGCATACTACGTCGATGAAGGCCACGATGAGTTCGTGCGGTTCTGCATGTTAAAGGAATAACTTTCCCCCTCTCTATGTTAGTTTAAGTGTTTATCAATTTTTCAAAGAAAATTGACAACGTTAGGTCGTCTTACCTCTCGTTGTGCTAAAGAAGACAAATCGCGACAACCTTCAAATCCCTCAGTAACCTTACTCCACCCCCCCTTACAATCACACGCACACAAAATGCCCAAAGCAAATCGCAAACAGAACAATTCTGCCAAACCTCGCCGTACTGCACGGACCGCCAATTTTTCAAACAACAAGAAAGTTGGACCTTCTCAAATGAGCGCGTTGAACGCCAAAACTCAGCGCGTGACTGGTCGCGAACTTCTCGCCACGGTCACTAAGAGACAGGACGGCCCCGCCTACTCATTCAACCCAATTCAACAGTTTTCTAACGATGCCCGTTCTTTCGAGGACATGCGTATGTTTCATTTATTTGAAATGTATGAGAGGTGGTTCGTTCGTAGCTTAAAGCTCGAATGGATCCCTTCTGTGCCAGTTACCACTCCAGGAACTATCCACTGTGCCCCCGAATACGATCCTTCTGATCTCTTCGCCCCATTAGACAACGAGAGCGCCATATCTGAGCTGTCTCGGATGATGGGATACGCAAGCGGTCCTATCAGTGAAGGTCTTATTGTAAATATGGTCAACTACCGCCTCCCTTCTGGGAGGTGGATGTTCGACGATCTCTACACATCACCCAAATCCGACGAAAGATTCACCAATTTTGGTAAATTCCTTTCCGTCGTGGACGTCGATCTCAATTTCAATGGGACCGTCGGCCGTTGGATGATGTCGTATGATATCGAATTCTCAATTCCTCAACTCTCTAAGGTTGAAGAAGTTCCCAATATTTACCAAGATCTTAACATCAACGCTGGTACTATACTCGACTCCATCATTCGTCCTTCATTGACAACCTCATTGTCGTTGGGCGAGGCTTGGAAGTTGACAACACCGGAAGGATTGACGCAACTCACCATGCAAGCTGGAAGTATTATACGCGGAATCTACAAGGCTGATCCCTCTCAGGATCAACCTCCCAAGATCCTCGATGGAGACAAGGAAGTTCCTGATGGAACCCCTGTCTACATCAAGCCCGCCGTTTATAATACCGATGAAAACGCCTCAATGTCATTCGCACAAAAGATTGGAGACATGGCCTTCGATCGTGACTTTTCGCGCCCCGCAACACTCAAGACCGGGAGTATTTTCGGCCCCGCCGCTTACGCCCTACTTGGCCTTGCGACTGTAATTAAAGGACGCCTTCAGCCATTGTGAACCGACAATCAACTGAGCAACGAACATCAAAATGAATCAACCTCACCCTCCAGCATCGAAACGTCTATTGTTGACCGGATTTCGATGGCATCCACTGCCTCCTGGGCATCCGCGGCCTCCACCGTTGGTGCCTGTTGTCTACAGTAAATGCGCCGGAGGAATCTTCGTTCTATATGCACCACCTAGGCATTGCAACAACCTCTTTCCCTGTGACGGGACCACACCAAAGTGGAAGCCCCCACGATCCCCGTGATCGTGGGGCCTCCCACGTCGGTGGGCCGAGTCATTATACTTGGTGTTCATGTAAGTCCAACCCCCGGTCAGCCTCAGGCTGATATCAAC